TTGCCCCAGTCGGCTTCCGACTTGGAGCTGTCACATATCCGCGCGTTCGTTGAGAACTTTGCGGCGACAGCACAGTTCGAAACGTCGATCGAGACCCGTGACGCAACTTGGTAAAAGTTGTGTCTAAGTCTGCGGAGATTTTCCTCCATCTAATAGCTGTCCTTGCACTTCTTTTGAAGTATAAGGCTAGCCGTTGGATAGTAGGGCTTTCTCTTTCGATCCTCGTTTTGATCTACCTCCTGGAAGGAGATTTCCTATGTCTCATAGGAGTCGAGATGGTCGGTTGTCAGCCGAAAGCTCGCGTAAACTAATTCGCGAGTATCTCGAAGCCCTGGATTCTCCACGGGCGTTAACCTGCTGGATTCTATTCGAATCTGGTGGGGAAGCAGAGTTGGTTCAACTCGTGAACCTCACTGTCGACCCTTTGGATTACAATCTAGTCAGGGATTTTAGAGCAGCCTATGCTGCAACGAAGTTCCTTTCAAAAGTTGATGATCTAGGGACCGGTATTGACAAGACCGGTGTCGCTGTTGAGGCAGCCATGAAGGCTGAGCTGAGATGTTCTTCAACTAACGAGACTTGGCGTGGCTTGCTATCTGGGAGAGTGATCTCCCCGTATACGTCCGCAATTCAGCGGGCTATATCGCGTATAGCTGCCATACTAGGTCCCGTTCCTCAGACTCTTGAGTCTGGGGGTTGGTCGAAGGGCAGGACTACTTCCTCTAGTGGTCCTCAGCTCTCACCCTACCTAAAGTATGGGTGTCGTCTTGATGTCACGGCAAGTGCCCTTCGTTACGCTAGACGCGAACTTAGGGACTCACCTTGGTGGGGTGCAGCAGCTTTAGGAGCTGACGCACCGGTAAGTGTCTTGAAAGAGGCATTTACCATCACCAGGGGGAACGTAATGCTTGCTGTCCCAAAAAACGCTAAGACCGATCGAATCATATGTTATGAACCACATATGAATATATGGCTCCAACTTAAGGTTGGTAGCTACATTCGAGGGCGCCTGAAGAGATTCGGCGTCGATCTCGACGATCAGGTTATCAACCAGAGACGGGCAAAGCTCGGTTCAAAAACCGGGCATCTCGCTACGATCGATCTTCGATCCGCTAGCGATACTGTCTCCTTTGAACTCGTTCGGCAGCTCCTACCCATTGACTGGGTATGTCTCCTGGACGATCTACGTTCAAAGTACACACTTTGGCCTGACGGAGTATGGAGAAAGAATGAAAAATTCTCATCCATGGGGAACGGGTTCACTTTTGAGCTCGAGTCCTTACTCTTCTATGCAATTAGCTCTGCTATTAGCACAGACGTCAGCGTGTATGGTGATGATATCATCGTTCCTGCGGAATTCTTTGAAGAGGTGGTACGCTTCTTAGAATTCTGCGGCTTTGAAGTTAACACTTCGAAGTCCTACGGTTCCGGACCTTTCCGTGAATCGTGTGGGTTCGATGCATATCTTGGCTCTTCTTGTACTCCTGTCTATCTCAGGACCCTACCAAAGGATCTTGAGGATGTCGTCCTACTCCACAATCAAGTCTTCCGTTTCTGTCGTGAGACAGGAATGGTAGAGTGGCGTCCCTTTG